TTTGTGAGACCGCGGATTGCGCCGATTTGCGCTTGGGCAAGGACGGCGTTCGCAGCGGTATTCGAGTCACCGTAGACGCCGATGAAGGTTGAGATATCGTTAGCTACCGCGAACCCGATAGTGCCATCAACTGCGACGGCGCCGATTGGGAACACTGCAGCACTAGGTTGGTTCGGGACACCCTGACCCGTCGCTTGCGTAACGCCTACTCCCGACGTGGCTAGGTTATGCCCGAATTCACTGGCGAAGCCCGCGATGATAGCTGTGGCAACTGACACGATCGCCGGGTTCGCGATGATAAACCCGGTTGCGCCTGCCACGTCGATCTGCACGGGCGTGCCTTGCAGAAACGTCTGACCTGATTTCTCCCCGATACGCTGGATCTCAGCAACGCCAGTGGCATTGTTCTTGATCCTGAACGGGTAGATAGGCCTTGATACTCCACTCGATGCAGCCATGTTCTCCTATCCTCGAGGTGCGCGAGCTACCTCGAAAACCGGGGCACCCGCTTGTTCGGCATCCTGTTTGAAGACCGCTTTCGCGTTCTTCCTCTGGGACTCGGCCATGTTTTGGTATTCTTCTTGGAGCATATCGTAGATCCAGGTGTCGATCTCCAAGAGGATTACGTCGCCCACTTGGTATGTGCCGTCGGCCTTTGCGCCGTTAGCAACCCAAGCAGGCTTTTTGGGGTCATCGTGGACGACGTGGAATCCGAGCCATTCCAAGCGCCCGAGCTCTCGCGTGTCCCCGACCCGAGCCCAATAACCGGTTTTGCCGGCTGGAGGGGTGACCTCGATTTGACTCCTACCCATTTTCAAGCGTAGCTCGGCGAAGCGTTTTCGTTTTTCGTCGAGTGTGAGAGGCGGAGCTGTGTCCGCGGAAACTGGTTTGATGGGTTCTGTACTCATGATGCCCTCTTGCTTTCTCCGCGACGGTTGTCGATCGTCAGCGGAAGGAGACCGTCGCCTTGGAGCTCTTTGTCTGCCTTGCGATATGCATCATGGGTGATACCAAGCATGTCAGCGACACGCCCTGCGGATTTGACGGTTCCATCTTTGGAGACGCCAGGGATTGTAACTTTGTAGAGATCAGCAGCTACGGGAGGCGCGGTACTGCCTGGATTGCCTGGTTCGGCGGACATAACAGGGGGGTTCGCGCGGTCCTCGGCGGCCAGGCGATCGTGGGCGAAACCTTTAGCTTGGATGTAGACGGTTTCCCACATCGAGGGATCGGTCTGGCCGAATTCTGGGACGCGAGACATGATCGTGTCGATTTCTTTTTCGATCCGGTGGAAATCCTTGTGGTTTTCTTTACACATGGACTTTGCAGCCCAGATCATTGCACGTTGGGCTGCGGTAGTTAACCGTTCGAACTCGGCTTTGGAGACTGCGGTGGCAGCGATCTTACGATCGACGGATGCGTTCGGATCGTTCCAGAATTCTGTATTGGTTGGTTGAGGCGGAGGAGCAGGCGGAGGAGTCACACTCGCTGGAGGCCTAGCATCCAGTTCAGCTCGTAACGTGTTCTCCCGTTGCTGATAGAATGCAGCGATTTCCGCTGGAGTCTTGCCTTTCAACTCGGCGGGTAAGCCATCTCCACCGCCTGGATCACCGACTCGATCTACCGCTCCAAACACTGGACTTCCCATTTATCTCACCTCCTCTTTGCGTTTTCTCTCGGCTTCTTGGAGCTCTCGATTGCGTCGGTCAAGCTCGCTGTATTCAGCCAAAAGGTCTTTGACTTCGAATGGCAGGCACTCTTCGATTCGGAGTTGTTCGACGCGCCCCTGTAATCTAAGCAATTTCATCGGGTCACACTCTTCCGCCAGCTTCCTCGCGAGCTCCGCGCGTGATCGAAGTAATGTTTTCCTGTAACTGCTGTAATCGGTCGATTGAAACAGGTTCATCAGATCCCGGCACTCCGACTCGGTTAGCTTGTTCAGCACCAGCACGTGGGCTTCCTCCCAGAATCTGGCGCACGTCGGGCAAGAGGCGCTTGCGGTCTCCGACATCGAATGCGAAGAGGAGCCGGGAGGCGAGGTCTTTGGCGCCGTCCAGGACCGTGAGAAGAACTTCCATGAGCGGGTGACCTTTGGGGAGTTGGCTGACGGTGGCACTGGCTTCGACGATTTGGCGGTAGTATCCCGCCATTGTGTTAGCCATAAGAAGGAGACCTGTTCGGTCAACTTCCTTATTCGCGCTTGCATCGCTTGCAGAAATGTTGAAGAAGAATCCGGGGTAGTCGGAGGGTTCGTCGATGGCGAAGGACTTTTTGATTGCATTGCCTTTTTCTCCCATTGCGGTGTATTCAGCTCCGTCAGGGCGGAACTGTTTGTACGATTGGTAGATGAGATTACCGAGGTCGTGGAAGGGGTAGCGCGCTCTGTGCAGGTAGATATCAAGCCTACGGTTACCCTCAGCGAGCAGAGCGAGGGTGCCGCCAGCGTTGTAGATACCACGTTTCCCCTGTAGGACACCCGCACCGTAACCTTGCATTGGTGCTGATACTCCGGTATACTGCTCGGCGAGGAACATGATATGTTTTTCCTCGTCGATCATAGAGTTGTAGTTCACCTGAAGGTTCAGGACGTCCATATCATCCAGGTCTTCGAGTTCGAATACTTTACCTGGGTACCACTCGCTCGAAGGATTCGGGACGTCGGCATATCGTTTCTTTTTGAAGGTAGGGATATTCCCGATCGTATTGGAATCCCTCCGAGCGTTGTGGATTTGGGCTTGTTCCTCTTGGGACTGCTCGATGATTTCGGGGACGCTATAACCGTAAATGAAGTCTTCCCGAGGAATGAATTTCAACTCGGTCCAACAATGTCTTAATCTCTTATACGGGTTGTAATAACCACGCAGGTAACCGTCTTTGCCTTTGACCTTGGGGTTAAACACGACAACAAGCTCGTAGGTCTTCCCAGGTTCAAGCTCGTAATCAAACGTCGCCTCGATCGCCGTGTAAGGCTGGATAACGTCTGGTGTAAGATCGATACCTGCCTCAGCTGCTTGGGACGATCGAGGAGTTCCCGGATTGGACTCGGGCGAGGTAAGAATTGCGGCGCAGGCGGAGTCATCCCATAGTTTGTTAACACGGCGCCATTCAACTCCTTCCCTTGTCAAGCGTAAGCGGTGGTAAATCTGTTTTGCGTCTCGGAGGTATTGGACCGTAATTGGGTTGACCCAAACGTCGTCGAACGCGATAGGACGGAGGTCGAGGAATGATGTTGTGATTTCGTCTTTCTTGACCGATTTACCATCCTCGCTCATTCCGCTGACTCGCCAACGACGGTCCTCGATCCACGGACCTTTGAGCATACACTGACCGGTCTTGAATGCGCGGTAGACACCACTATCAAGGATCTCGGGCAAGCGTAACTGGAACTTAGACCAATGTTCCATGCACTCGGACATGCCTTCCATCTCTTCGTGGGTCATGCCCTCGACCAGGGCGCTCGGACGCCACATCGGTTTCGTGGCGACGATCAGACCGAAAATACGAGCAGAGAGGATGTCGGTGTGCATCCGGATTAACTGAGGAACGAAGTTCGACGCGCGGTAGAACGGGGTAGTTCGAATGGCCTCAAGAGGTTTACCGCTGTAGTTATCCATCCACCGGGTATACTTGCTCTCAATCTGATTCGTCCGAGCTTTGACAACGGGATCGAACGAGTTGATTAGATAACCGACGAGTTCGGCTTTTTTATCGTCGTTAAGCGGCAATGGAATCGTTGGCACGAGGTAGTTTCACCAAAAGCCTTTTAGGTAACGTGTACTTTATCCCTGTATTACTCTCGAGATGTAACTGAATCTTCTCCTTAAAGAAAACGGTCCAGGCGATATAATCTGCGCGTTTCCTTCTTGGACAGCGCTTATGCTCGAAGAAACCTAACCAGATATTACAAGTTTGGCAAAGAATACCACGAATGAATCCAGTTTTGTGATCGTGGTCGCGAACGAGTTCACCTAAGCCTCCGCATATATTGCAACACTTAGGTACGATCGTTTGCGACAGATCGTGAGGATATAACATTAAGCATATCCTCCTCGGTCGTATTCTTGATGCGTGAATGGCTTACCGGCTACCTTATGCAGCAACTGGGCGGCCTTGTCGGATGACTCCTCGTTATCGCTAATGGGTGGGCGTAGGAGATGGCAGAGATATGCTAGGGCGTCGAATCGGTCGACAAGAGCTCCGTGAGGGAATTCGACGATCTGTGCGCGTAGAGCGGTCATTCCACGTCGGAGATAGACACGCCGTTCCTCGAACGGTTTCTGGGCGTAGAGGCGGATGCGTTCCTCTTTGGACATCGAGCCACCTGGTGGTTTGATACCAATGAGAGTCAGCTTTCGGTGCGGGTTTCTGCGGAATAACTTACCGTCTTCCTCGAGGTGACCTGCGGGGCAGTATGGGCATTCTGATTGGTGCTTCCTCTCATTGGCAAAATCTTCGACGGCCTTCTGGGCCCCGACGAGTTCATAGTGCGCGTGGTAGAGTTTCCACCGATCGTTCATTACATGGTACTTCTCAACCGCTTGGCCGATCGTGCAGTTTTCACCAAAGTCCTCGAGGACGAAGATCCGTTTTAGATAGTCCATCCCCGCGGCGATGATCGCATTCTCGCAATTGGCGGTTTTACCTCCCGAGGATACATCATACATCCCCATCCGTAGGAGCTGGCCGGTATCAATCCGCGGGCTGCCATCACACGGGATGATCGTGTGCCCGTCGTTAGGGTCAACGTCGTACTCTTGAATCCAATGAGCTTCGAAATCGGCACCTCCGGGTGCGGTCGGGTTATTCATATACTGGCAGTTGAACTTGTAATCGCCTTGTTCCTGGCGGATCTGCCCTAGGATGGCGAGGGATTGACGTTCGGGGAATGTTGGTTCACCGTTCTCGATCGCTGACCGAATATACCACTTCATCTCAGGCATGGCGACCATCATGCGGCCGTAGACGTCACCCGTGCCGTGTTTCCATCGGGTTGCGCGTACAGAGCGGCGGGACTTACCAGCCTCACGCAGCAGGCCGCGGCTGTACTCTATCCACTCCCAAGCAGCGTCCATCACCGCCTCGCTAGCTGCTGCCTTGTCTCCGATGGGGTCGTCGAAGATGATTTCACTGTAGTGAAATCCGGTTCGTTTGGCACCGATACCGTCGCATGTAAATGTGGGTTCATCGTACGAGCCCTCTCGAGGTAGGAGGATCTCGCTATCGGTCCACTTGGTATTGGACGGATCGATACCTTTCAATTCCGGGTACAACCACCTCAGGAGCTGATTATTCAAACAGTGCCATTTGACATCGATCAGGGCTTTCTTGGCGACGGTGTCGGATTCACCTAAAACAAGGATACCTTCCTCGTGGTTCCTCAGGTACCTCCACAGCATATACGCTTTGGTGCCAATTGTAGATTTGAACGATCCGCGTTGCATCAGGACGCCGGTGAGGAGTTCATCCATATTGTTCTGGAGCCAGACGCACAAAGGAAGGTGGAAGTGATCGGTCAAGTCCCGATAGTTCATCACGACCTTGGCAAACCAATAGAGCGAGCTGTCCGCCTTTTCCCTCATCTCCTGCCAGAGGTCTTCAGCCTTACCCTCAGCCGCCATCTGCATGATTGGCGCCGTCGCCATTCGGGAGGTCTCCTTTGCGGGATTGGAACTGTTCGATTTCCTTAGCCGTGGCAGCCGCGTGGATTAACACAGCTGGACTGATGAAGTCGTGGGACATCGTTCCTGTAACATCAACTCTCTTGGTCCGGGACGACTTCGGATCTCGATCCAGGAGGTCTTGGCATACCTTGACCTTTAACTGCCCGGTCTGGAGCTCACCCATCATCCCTAACATTTCTTCCAGGGCAGCCGCGCTAGCTTCCTCAAGCTTCTGCGCCATTTCGACTTGGCTGGTGGAGAGTTCATCAACCAATCGCTTCGCGATCTCACTTGAGTGTTCCTTGAGCAGAAGTAGGAATTCTGGTTTCCTGGCGTGCAGTCGAATGCAGTGGATTGACATCTTCATGTGCTGAGCGCACTCAGGGAGAGTGAGACCCATCAGCATCAACC